TTGAGCCTTCCTTGTAGAATTTACACAACTGACTATTCGATATTTCTCTTCCCCACTTTCTAAAATCATATTTGGTTTACAACCTTTATAAAAAGTTAAACCATAATAGTTACTTATCAGCGAAGTAATATTATCAACCATTGCATATTTTTCTTCTTCTACAATCCAGGCTTCTATTACTGCAATATGGGAAGTAGATTTCTCTTGCTCCCCATATTCATTAATACGTTTATTGTCAAATAACAGATACTTTTTAAGTTGCCTGTAATTCATACCGCTTTCAACCTCTTGTATCTCATTATTCTTCTGTTGAGTTCTTTTGGAAATCCATCAGTAAACTTTTCACTTGCTCCGCTATATGACTGACTTTCTACACCTTCCACTCCAAGCCTGTGATATTTAATCTTTGCCATGTCAATGATAATGCTTATCTGCCTGTCATCAGTGTCGTCAAATGTGTTGTTGGTAATGTCCTCAAACTCATATTGAGCATTTTTAATTATTGCTTCTAATAAACCATCTTTTGAACTATCTTCAATGTTCAGATAGATTTTAAGTAGTGCTAACATAAAGCACCCCCCTTTGATTATACTACTGTCTTGTTCGCTACTGAATTGATGTAACCATCTAATTTAGCAATTACTTTAACTTTGTCACCAGAAGCCAGGTTTTCGCTGCAAGTCACTGAATACGCACTGCTTGCTGCTGTTGCTGTCTTGTCTAATTTTCCGTTGATATAGACTTCAACTGTTGCTCCAGTTGTTGCTGCTCCTGCCACTGTCTTCGCTCCCGCAGTATAAGTTGTGATAGTTGCTGCAGTTGCCTGACCTGGACCCATCATGACCAGCTTGTTGGCATCAGTAAATGCTACTAAAGCTACCTTTCTGTTGAATACAGAGTTTTTACGAGTGTTTGCATCTCTTTCCTGCTCGACTTCAATGCCTTTTTTGATGAAAGCTGTTACTGCTTCTTTGAAACCTAAAAATGCTAAACCGCTTGGAACTGCATTTGATACATAAACGTTAAAGCCAGCAACGGTGCCAATGTAGCCACTTCTTGCAAATGCTTCTACATATTTCAAATCGTCTTTAAGGTTTTTTCTTAATGCTGCCAACTGGTCTCTGTGTACCAGCATAAATCCACCGGTTGCGTTTTCAATAGGCATTTTTGAAATTGCGTCTACTACTGCGTCAAAGTTCCATGTTGATACCACCTGAACTAATTCAGCATTTTTCATTTCATTGATTGCTTTTTCTGTAAAGTCGTTAATCATAGTATCACCCATGTATTTGACTAAACTATCAATAGCGAATGGGTCTCTCATCGCCTGTTCGTCGTAATAAACACCTCTGCCCTGTGTTACACCAACTTCATATTCCTTTTCAATGAAACCGATTTCCATACTAGCTGAGTTGCCTGAACCCATTTGTAAATCTTCCACGTCTCCAGTACCGCTGTAAACGTGAACTTTTTTCTTCATACCTGCTTCTAAAGCAAGTGAATTGTCTACTGTTAAAAATAAAGCCATATCTAAACCAGTTGTTAACTGATTTTCTAAAGCATTTTCTAATACAAAATTATCATAAATTGTATGTGCCATCTAAAAATATTCCTCCTATTTAATAAATTGTCTGTAAATGTCCGGATTACTTTTAGCAAAAGCCTGCTGCTCTGACAGACTCATCTTGAAAAAGGCTTCCTTGCTCATTGCTCCACTTGGAACATTGCCAGTGTTTATTGTTACACCTATCTTTTTCTTGACTTCTTCTGCTACCATGTTGTTTATTGCTTTTTCTAATGTTGCAATATTGGCTTTAGTTGTTTCAGCAGTTTCCGCTACTACTAAATCCGCTAAACTAGTTGGCAGTTTCTTGTCAGATAAAACCTGCATTGCTACAAACTTATTCTCATTCAAGGCTACAAGCTTTTCTCTTTCTTCCAAGTCTTTTTTCATCTTTTCGATTTCATAGACTTGTTTTTCTTTTTCGTTCATAGCCTGGAGTTTAGCCGCTTCCGAGAGTTCCTGCTCTTTCTTTTTCAGAGCCTGTGATACTCTTCTGTCACCTTCTTTCTGTAATAATGCATCTACTTCTTCCTGTGTATAGGTTTTTGTTTCTTTTTTGCTTTCTGCTACGTTTGCATTGTTTCCTGTTTCATTTACATTTGTTTTGATTTCCATATTTTTTCCTCCTTCAGTTCAAATGCCCTTAAGTATGAAATGCGGTTAGATTACCGCCATATAGCAACACCTACAATTCGGATGTTCAGGTAATTGTGGTACTTTTTCTATCTCCCACACCTTTCCGATATAAGTGCTGCAAGTTGAGCATAGTCGCTCATCTTCCTTAACCAGTATTCTGACTTTTTCAACTCCGTTTCTTTTGTATGTCATTAAAGTCGCCTGGTTAAATGCTCTGCTTACTTCTGTTCGTACCAACCTGTTAGCATTGTAGTAGCTGGTATTGAACTCTTTCATCAGAGCCTCTTTAAGCCTGCTGGAGCTGAATTCATCTTGAGCAAGCATATTCCCTACTGCATGATATATTCTTCTCTGTAATCGTGCTGTATCTTTCCAGATACGCACAGAAAAGTTGGTACCATGAAAATTGTAGTTAATAATCGTGTCAATGACTTCTTTTTCCAGTCCAGCCTTTGTTAGTGCCATAGAAGTAGTTACAATTACCTCTTCAAGCCTGTTTCTCAACTCTTTTTCAAATTGCTCTGCTAAAGTGTCTAGAATCGGCTCTATGCTCTTTTTACTGAACAATAACACTAACGTTGTATCGAAAACCAATCGTGCCAGTTCGTCTAAAATATCTTCATAAGTATCACGATAGTATTTTCTGATTTTCTTTTTGTCAGTTGCTTTCTTAAAAATTTTATCTTCAAGTTTTTCAATCTGTCTTTTCGATAACTTTTTCATCTGATTCAACATCCTTGTAAATGTCATCTGACTTTTTTATCATTTCCAGCTCATCCTGTGCATTTTCAACAAATGGCAGCAAAGATAACAATGTTTCATCACTGACAATGCCACGAAGCTTGTTTACCAGCTCCGCTGCTTCCATTTCGTCGGTTGGCAGGTTGCGGCTGAAACTGATTTCAATTTCAGTAATAACGCTTGCACCACCTAACACACTGATAATCTGTGAAATAAGCTCAATTCTTCTCAACAATCCTTTTTTGAACTCTGTCTGTTTGGCGGCTGCGTTGTTTTCCATTGCAATTAAACGATATTTGATAGCAATACCACTCAATGCTGTAATATCACTTGTTAAATCCAGGCTTCCGCTGAACTTGTGAATATCACTATCCAATCTGTTCAATATGTTTTGAGCATAAGCGTCATTTACATTTTTAACTAAGAAATCTGCCCCGCTTTCATCATCAAGAAGCAGTGTTCGGTTGATTTTCATTTTCCTTAAATCATCATCGCTGACATCTCCAAGTCCTTTTAGCACAAGATAGCTGTCAGCAAATTGAGCCATGTCATTTACTGAATCGCTGACCGTCATATCGTAAGCGTCATTCAAGGTAATAATCATGCCGAAGTCATTTTTCTGCTTTTCGTTGTTTTTATAAATCGAAACTGGAACATACTCTGTAAATCCATGTGGCTGTTCATCAACAAACTGAAACGCATTGTTCTTTCCTTTATACCTGGCAATGCTTTCCCTGGAATAAATTTCAATAATGCGTGTAGCTTCCTTTTCTAAAATGTCTTTGCTGTCATAGAAACGAATAAGATATAGCAGCTCATCTTCCAGAGTGTTATCGTATATCGGTATGCACTCGGTTGCCTTAAGCTTCTTGAATCTGACATTACCCCTTATATCAACATACACCAATTCATAAGCCACGCCGAACACTGACGCTTCCTTGGCAAGTGAATAGTTGTGTGACTGCTCATCATTGTATCTGAATATTTTATTCAGTTCTGCAACTGCCGATTCATCATCAGCAGAATATTTCACTCCATTTGACATAAAGTAAGAAGTCAGAGTATTTGAAATGTAGTTGCAATATGTGTGCACTACTTTGTTGTTCGGCTTTGTATCATCTTCAAAAGCTCTGTTTAATATATCGTGTTGCCAGTTGTCATATCTTTCATATTTCAGTAAAAGCGGCAAAGTTGCCAGCTCAAAATCTTCAACATATTTAACTGCTCTATCTATTGTCATTTCAGTATTTGCGTTAAGTCTGTACATATTTTTCTCCTTTTATAAACCCAAAGCCCTCTTGCTCATTGAATTAAGCTGCGGCTTGGTTATTTTCTGCATTGCATATCTTAAAGCGTCGCACAAGTGGTTGAACTCATCAACTGGTTCGTTGATATATTCATTTGTTTTTCTATCTTTCTTATATGAATAGTTTTGAAATTCGGTAATCGTATTAACGCATTTAGAGGCGATATAACAGCGATACTGATTGATGATATCTATTCCCCACATTACACTCCCTTTACCCTTTGCAGCGGGTTTAATGCGGCTCACACCTTGCCTTTTTATCTCTTCAATACTTTTCTGTTCTGCACTGTCTGCGTAAATTACTTCCTTTGAATAACCTTTATATTTTATCCAGTTCGCTATTGAGCTATTTAACATACCAGTCTGGTACAACTCATCATAAATATAAAGCTCTTTTCTTTTCTTGTTTACCTTTACAGCAACAAAAGCAGTCGGGTCATTTACATAGCCAAAGTCTAAACCAAAAATAGCATCATCAAATTCAAAGATGTTCAAATCATCATCAAAATCCCTGACTTCCCAATTTGTGAATACCAACTTATCTAACGAAGTAAACTCGCCTAAAACATAAACTCGATAATAAACTGGATTTGTTTTAATTAACGATTCCAACTTTCTTATATATGCCTTTGGCAGAAATCTGTTATCTTTGTAGGTTGATTTGTGAATAAGCACTTCGTCTGGCTGGCTTTCGTGGAATCTGCGATATACCCAGTTGGCTTTGCTTATCGGGTTGTAACTCAGAAACATCTGCGAGTCGCTGACATTGGCTCTAAGCCTTAACTCCAGTTGGTCATATTCATCTTCGTTTGTCAGTTCACTTGCCTCTTCAACCCAAATATCAGTTATACCTGTAATTGATTTTATTTTTTCAGGGTCATCAAGCCCTTTGAAAATAAACACACTTCCATTTGGTAATGTAATTGTTAAATCACTTTTGTTTATCTTGCAGTAGAAATAAAGCTTCCACTTTACAAGCAAATCCAGTATCAGCTGCCAGCAGCTATCTTTTAAAGAAGCTGCAACTTTACGGATTACCAACGCTCTTCTTGTTGATTTGATTGCCTTTATCAGCAGCTTTTGAGCTACAAATACCGACTTACCGCTTCCAGCTCCACCATAATAAACTTCTGTTCTGGTTCTGTAATCAGTTAAAAAAGGGAAAAATGAATCATTAAACAAGTTTCTACTCAATTTTAACTTCATCTTCAATCACCAATTCGATGTCTTGGAAGCCTATCATTTCAACTGGCTTTTCGCCAATTGTATCTCTTATGAACGTTATTGACTGGTTGTCGCCTTTCATGGCTTTTTGCACTTGGGCGATGAGCATTGCTTCACGGGTGGTGATGTTTTTTCCCTTAATATTGGCGAAGCTTTTAATTGAGTTTATGCTTTGTTTTTTCCCGTCGTATAAAGGCATGTTTAGCAGCAATTCAAGGGTTTCTTTGAATGCTTTTCTTTCTCGACGAGCTTTGACAGAAGCTATCCCGCCTTTTTTAGCGATTTCTCGTTGTTCTTCCGTTGTTCTGTCCGCTAATGAAATTAAGTTTTCCTTTCCTGCCATGTTATCACCCCGCTTTTTTTCTTTTAAAACAATCCCCACTCTGCAAATTTTTCAAATCCACCCAATGTTGATATATATTCTTTAACATAATTGGTTATGGTTTCATATTCTATTAACTCGTTATCTATTAAAACTTTTTCATCACCTATTGCTACTCTTGTTTCTAATGGCTT